GCGGCCGTGACGGCGCCCTGCACGTCGGTGCTGGTGATGGACTTGTAGTAGAACGGAACCGCCGTGGTGTTGCTCGGGGTCACGTCGTCGCAGGCTTCCACCGTGATCGTGCTGGTTCCCGTGGCCCCGACTCCCTTGTAAACGAGGAACAGGACGCCTTGGTGGTTGGATACATCGACAACATCGGATGCGACGGTGCCCGCGAAGGCATCGGCCACCGGGTCGAGGCCCTTGATGAAATGCTGATTTTGGAGTTCTTCGTAACGCATTGGTTTCCCTTTCGTTTCATGCGCGGGCGACTACGCGCCGCCCGCCCGGTGGAATTGGTTAGCTGCGGGTTTCGACCGTGACAAACGGCGACTGCGTGGCGCTGCCCTTGAACGGCGTCAGCGGCTTGCGTACCATCGCGTGCCCGTTGAAATCCGTGGACCACTTGAACGTCATTTCGTCGTAGATGAAACGGACGTGCATGGACTGAGCCGAGCGCAGCCCGCCCTGCGAAATCGTCACGTACTTGGACATATTCGCCAGAACCACGTCGCCCGCGGTGCCGAGGGTTTCGGCCTGCTCCACGATCACGACCGGGTAACCAAACAGCGTGCCGAAGTACGGCGAGCCGGAAGCGTTGCCGTTGGGCAGGAACACTGGCGTCTGGCCGACAGTCATCAGCGGAAGTTGGCCGATGGTGTCGCGGTTGATGAACCAGCGGATCGTGTCGCCGGGGTTCGCGAGCAAACGGGACAGCATCGACGTGGCGTTTTCAATGACAAAGGTGGCGGCGGTCTGCGCCGATTTCTTGGTCACCGAAACCAGCAACGAGGCGCCTTCGTAGCTCTGCGTCGCAAATCCAAGACACTGGCCGACGCCGGTACCGCGCCAAATTTCGTTGTCCTTCACAAACGCCATTTCGGACGCAAACGCGCGCTCCAGGATCGTGCTGGTGGCCGGGGCGTTCCGCAACTGCCGGTCCGTCACGTAGGCCAATCCCTTGAGGGTTTCCAGCTTCAGGTCGTGACGGGCGAACTTCGGCTTGGTGGACGTGGGCGCGTCGGCCTCACTTGCCCGGTACACACGCACGCCGCCCCAGCGGGAGCCGGTGGCGCGAGAGGTTTCGTCGATGTACGGCAGCTCGATACCGTCCGAGCCTTCGCCAATCGGCACATCGAACGCCAGCGGCGCGATCTGCCCGATTTCGGCGGCCTTCTGCATCAGGACCGTCGAGAAGTCGGTGCCGACCAAATACCCGCCTTCGCTCGGGACCGTCGAATTGACGCCAGAGGCGGCCAAGTTCGTCTCAAACAAGCGCTTGTCGATCTGCCCGCCGTAGCCGTGGAACGAGCCAGCGGGCGACTGGGCGTAGGCGATGGCCGCAAGCTGCTCGCCAAAGTTGGCAAACGGCCGCTTCGCTTCGTTGTCGCTGGTCACCCGGCCCGGTTCGCGCGTCGCGTTTGCCTTCGCCTTGGCTTCCAGAGCCTCGATGGCGGCCAGTTCGGCCTTAATGCCGTTGAGTTCCACTTCCTTCGCGTCCGTGGCGGCCAGGTGCGCGACGACATCAGCCGCGGCGTCGGACGCCTTCAGCAGCGCTTCATATTCGGCCGTGGTTGCGGCCAGCTTCTCGATGAGTAGCTTTTTCTTCATGGTTGCCCCTTTGCGCTTGTGGCGCGGGTTGGTTGTTGGTTAGCGGCCAAGGACGCGGAAACGGCGCTGCTTGATCGCAAGCGCCAGGCGTGCCTTTTGTTCGCTCTGATCTGCTTCGCTGGCCGCGCCAGTGGGTGCAGAGAGGTCGGTCAAAAGCTCTGCCGGTACTTCCATTTGGCAGTCACTCAGAAATTGGGCGGACGGGTCGGCCCCGCGCGAGACGAGGGAGACGTGGAACGGCTGCCACTTGGTAGCGCGAAGGTGCGCAATGCCCTTCTCAACCGGTTCGGCCTTTACGAGTTCGCCGGTGATCCGCGCGCCCATGGAGACATTAGCCAGCACGCCACTTTTGATGTCGCCAATCAGCCCGGCCATTTCCTGCCGGTCTGAAAAGCGCACAAAAGCCCGGCCCGTGCCGTTGATTTCGGCGCGCTCGATGACGCCTAGCGTGTGGTCGATGTCTTCGACGTGATCCACGACGAACGGCGCGCGCCCGCTGTTTAGAAACGACAGGTCCACGGCGCCCTCGTCGAGAGAAAACGAGAGGTGGAACATCTTGCGGCCATCGGTGCGTAGCACGGGCGTGCCCGCGTAGAATAGGATTTCTCGGACTTCCGGCGCGTCGGGTTGGGCCGCAAGGACGTGCCCGCCTAGAATGAATGTCGTTTTCACTGCGCCACCGCCTTCTGTTGTTGCTGTTGCCCGGCCATCGCCACCGGGATCATCGCGCCTTGAACCATGTACACTTCGCCGCCCTCGTAGGGGTTGCGGTTGTCAATGGCGCGGATTTCGTTGGCGTTCAGGACGCCGATGTTTCGCATGGCGGAAAGGTAAGCCGCGCGGCCCGCGGAATCTCCGCGCATGAGTGCATCCAAATTGAACTCGGCATAGAATCGCTCAGACTCGCGCGGCCCGAATAGCTGCATGTTGATGCGCCGTTCGATGCGGGTGCACTCGGGCCGGATGGTGTTGGTTGCCCACTCCAGGCCCTGGTGCTCGATGTTGTTATTGGTGCTCCGCGCCAGCTCGCCGATCATATGCAGCGGCACGCGATAGGCGCGGGCGATCTCTTCGATCTGGAACTTGCGGAGTTCCAGGTATTGCATGTCCGTGTGGTTCACGGGCACCGTTTTGATCTCCATGCCGCCGTCGAGGATGCCCAGCTTCCCGGCGTTCTTCACGCCGCCGAAGCGCTGCATCATGTAGTCGAGGAGCTGGAATTTTGACTTATCAGACATCGCGTTCGGCCCGGTGATGTACGCCATCGGCGCCGCGTTGTTGCGGAAGTAGTTGGCCCCATAGGTTTCGGCGCTGGCGGCAAGGTCAAGCGACTGGCGCATATAGGCCAGCGGGCTCATGCCCTTCAGCCGCGTCACGCCGTCGTAGCCCATGCCGGGGACGTGGAGGATGTCGCCCTGCACGTACTCGCGCGTGACGGCGCCTTCGCGGTAGAGGAAGACCAGCAGTCCGGTTTCGGCGTCCTTGCGGACATCCATGCGGCTGGAGTCGAGCGGCACAAGTTGGCGCACCTTGCCGCGGCCGTCGAGCTGGATGAGCGCGTAGAAGTTGCCGTCCGTGCAGAGTGCCTGCTCTGCCACCTGCCAAAACTCAAAGGCGCTCATGGCGTCGTTGGGGGCATCGTGGAGGAGATAGTACAGTTCGTGGTCCCGCGCGAGTTCGCGGCCGTCGCCGGTGCGCCGGAAGACCTGGCAGGGCAGAGAGCCGATGGTTTCCGAGCGCAAGCGCACGCAAGCGTTGACTGCATTGATGCGAAGAGCGGCTTCAGAGCTATCGAACTGCCCGAGAAATGAGCCGAAGGACGGCGTAACCGAGCGGTACCAAAAGTCGGAGTCAGGCGGTTCAGAGGCCCCGAGCTTAGTTAGTAGTTTGCCAAAAAGGTTCAAGGCTGGCTCCTTCCCATATGGATTTCATCGGCTGGCCGATAATCGCAATACCAGTTGCCATCGCAATGGCAATCACCGGATCAATTCGCTTCGAGTTCTTCATACGCTCCGGCTTCACCGGCTTGATGAGGTCGCCCGGCGCCTGTGTGATCTGCGTACAGTCCACTGACCAGCGGACCAGCGGCGAGCCTTCATGGACGGCGGCCCGGTCGTAAACCAGCTTTTCAAACCGCCGGCACGCTGGACTCATTGACTGGTAGCCCTGCCCGAAGTCGATCACGTCTAGGCCAGCGTCTTGTAATTCGCGGGCGGTGTCGCGCGCCCCGTAGCGGTCAAACGCTATGGCCTTGATGTCGTACTCGTCGGCCAGTTCTTTGATGTGGGCGGCGACATAGCGCCAGTCAGTTGTAGTTCCCGGCGTAAGCCGAATATGGCCGTCAGCCGCCCACTGTGCGTAGGGCACGCCGTCGCGTTTGCTCCGGTCCTCGATACGCTCACCTGGCAGGTATGCCCAGACTTTGTAGTAAACTTTTTCGCCCACCGGCCAGCACAGCGCGAAGGCCGTGAGATCGTGGACCGCGGCGAGATCGAGCCCGCCGTAGCAGGGATACCGTCGAAGTTCCACCCAGTCAATCGGCGTTTGTGATGCGCAGGCGTCCCATTCGTGGATCGGAATCCATTGGGTTTCTGCGGAGGTCCACTGGTTCAGGTACAGGCGCCGGAACTGGTTTTGCAGGTCCGGGCGGGCCATGGCCTCGTCAAACTTCCGCTCGTACTCTTCGATCTTCTGGTGTCCGGTTTCGAGGAGCGGCAACGCCAGCGGCCAGAGTTTTTTATCAGTCCAATCGGCGTCTTTTGGGACTTCGTAGATCAGCGGCAGGTAGGATGGGTCCGTGACCTCGCCAGATAGCACCCGGCGCGCGTATTCGTATTCGCGGTAGCAGATTGTCTCTTGGCTACTTCCGGCCGTCGTGATGATGATTTCCAGCGGCTCCCGGCGCGACATACTGCCGGTGGTGAGCGCGGCCAATAGTTCCTGCTCGGCTGGCCCCCAGGCGTGGAGTTCGTCAAAAACTACGAGCGATGGATTGTAACCGTGCTTCCCTTTGCCATCAGCGGACAGAGCGCGGATGATTGAACCGGTTTCCCGGTGGACGATCTTTTTCTGTGATAGTGTCGGCTCGACCAAATCCAGGAGCGCTGGATTCGTGCGGATCATCGACCAGATGGCCTCGAAGCAGATCGACGCTTGGGGCGCGTCGGTCGCCGCCATATACAACTCCTGCTCGGGCTCCGGGTCCAGGAAGAACACAATCAGGGCGAT